CTGGCGCCTGGGCTGACATCTGCGGGTCTGCCGGATGATTTGTTCGAGCTGCATGGCCTCGACATTGCCAATGGTGCGCTGTCCGTGATTCTGGCTTTACCAGGGGCCGCGTTTTTTCAACCCGACTTGGCGGCGCTGAAGGGCGCCCATTTCGAGACCGCCATCAACGCTGTCTCGGTTGACGCCTGGCGCGGATTTACCGCCAGCACGCCGCGCGTGAAAACCAAATTCTGCTAACTCCGCAGGCTCTTCTAAGAACGAACCATGCCAATCTCCGCCCAATCCATCGTTCGCCGCGTCGTCGAGACGATTCAGGACAACACCTCCATCCGCTGGCCCATCAGTGAGCTGGTGCGCTACCTCAACGACGGGCAGCGCGAGATTATTTTGTACCGCCCCGACGCGATGGTGACAAAGGCTGACGTGACGCTGGTGGCGGGCACCCGACAGTCCATCCCGGCCAGCGGCTCCAAGCTGATCGACATTACGCGCAACACGGCGGCAACAGGCACCAAGCGGGCGATTCGCCAATGCAACCGCGAGATTTTGGATTCACAGTCACCAGGCTGGCACGCACTGGCAGGCGTCATCGATGCGCTGCACTACATGTATGACCCGCGCGACCCCAAGACCTTCTGCGTTTACCCGCCCGCGCTGGGTGGGGCCGCACCAACGACTGTCGAGGTGATTTATTCCAGCCTGCCGACTGACATTGAGGAGCCCGCCGACGGCGCGCTGTACACCGCGGTGAGCGGCAACATCAGCGTGCCCGACATCTACGGCAATACCTTGCAGGACTACATCTTGTACCGGGCCTACACCAAGGACAGTGATTACGCCGGCAATGCGGCGCGCGCGCAGTCGGCGTATGCAGCCTTCGCCAATGCCTTGGGTATCGAGATCAAGGCGACGGTGATGGTGGCACCGCAAAGCGCAGGCAATCCGAATTCGAGCCGCGCCCCGGCTGCTCAGTAACTTTTTCTCAACACATCACTGAAAGGATGTAAATCATGGCAGCTCTCTCGGACTTTATGGAAAACAAATTGCTTGACTGGCTTTTGCGTGCGCAAGCCATCGGCATCACCGGGGCCACTGCGGCAGCGGGAACCGGCCCTGCGAACGTGTACGTGGGCTTGCTGACAGCGGCACCGACTGACGGCGCCGCAGGCACTGAGGTGGCTGGCAACGCCTATGCCCGCGTGGCCGTTGCATCAAGCCTTGCCGCTTGGGCTGGCACGCAAGGTGCAGCCTCCACGACCGCCTCATCCGGCGCGACTGGCACAACCAGCAACAACGCCGTCGTCACATTCCCAACGCCATCAGCGGGTTGGGGTGTCGTAGTGGCGATGGGCTTGTATGACGCAGCGACTGCTGGAAACCTGTTGATCTACTCGGCGCTGACACTCAACAAGACGATCAACCAGGGCGACGCTGTGACGTTCCCTGCGGCAAGCTTGACGTTCCAGATCGACAATTAAACGCGGCGTTTTGTAGGCGCATAGGTCATGAACCTACCAGTAGAACTCGCCCTCGTCGAGCTGCTTGGGTTCGAGCTTGCGTTCGAGCCTGGCGTGCCCGTTCCTCTGGCGGCTACAGCGGCGGCGCAAGCCTCAGCATCCGCAGCGCTGAGGCTAGGTAAGCCGATTGCGGTCACTGCCATTGCGGGTGCTGTCGGGACTCCAGCCCTGGCGCTGGGCAAGCCATTGGCCGGGAATGCGGTTGCACTCGCAACCGGTGCGGCGGCCATCAACCAGACCGTCAAAATGGTGGCCGCTGCCATCAGCGTTTCCAATGTAGGTTCGGCAGAGCTCAGTCTTGGCAAGCCGTTGGACGCTGTGCCGAGCGCAATCACTATCAGCGTTGCTGGCGTAACTCTCAAAAAGCCTCTTGCGGCAACGCCAACCGCCGTAGGCACTAGCGTTGCGGCAGTGAGCCTTAGTACGCCGCTTGCCTCCAGTGCAACAGCAGTGGCCGCGGTCGTAGCAGCGGCAACACTTGGCAAGCCATTGGCCGGGAATGCGGTTGCACTCGCAACCGGTGCGGCGGCCATCAACCAGACCGTCAAAATGGTGGCCACCGCCATCAGCGTTTCCAATGTAGGTTCGGCCATCCTGTCGCTGGGGGTGCGACTGGCGAGCTCTGGTGCAGCACTGGCAACCGCAACGGCAAACGTATCACTTGCTAAGCCCTTGGCAGCGGCAGCATCCGCAGTCGTCACCGTTACAGCAGCATCCGTCAGCAATATAGGCCTGGCCGCATCCGCCACCGCCAGCGCTACCGCTTCGGCAGGCGCACAGCTTGCAGTGTCAATGGCTGCATCCGCTGTGGCTGTGGCCACTGGAGTGTCGGCAATAAATCAGGCAGTGAACCTACTGGGTGCTGCAATTGCGGTTTCCAATATAGGCGTAGCTAGCCTGGATCTCGCAAAACCATTGACTGCATCGGCACAGGCGACTGCAACGGCCACGGCTGACATGGTGTCTGGGAATGTACTGGTTGCCAATGTTAGCGCTACGGCAACACTATCGGCCAGCCTGTCGTTAGGTGTTCCGCTGACCAGTGCAGCAACTTCATTGGCATCGGCAACGGGCAATCTAGCACTTAGCACGCCACTGTCAGCATCTGCGGTCGCTACAGCATCGGCTACCGCTGCGATCAACCAAGTTGTCACTTTGTTGGGTGCTGCCATAGCGGTTGCCAACATCGGTACGGCAACGCTGTCGGCGGGTAAACCTCTGACCATGATGGCCGCTGCCATCGGGGTCTCCAATATAGGCTCGGCAGCGTTGCGCCTTAATGTGCCCCTGGCGTGCCAGGCCATGGCTGCGGCGACCCTGACCGCTCCGCTGTCCTTGGGCAAACCTCTGGCAGGTGCGGCGTCAGGTCAAGCGTCAGCAACTAGTGCGTCGTCTTTGGGTAAACCACTGTTATCGAATGCTGCTTCGGTCGCTGCTGTGATGGCAGCCCTGACAAATGCAATTTTGCTGGGTGCGAACACCGTTTCCACGCCCAGCGCTACGGCCAGCCTGATCCTTGACAAGCCATTGGCCACATCCTCTGTGGGTGCGACAACCCTGACGGCTGTCATGGCCAAGGCGATCACGCTGAGTGCGGCTGCCTTTACCACGGCCAGCGCCACGGCCGATGTCACCAACACCCGTCTGTTGGCGTCCGCAGCAGGGGCGAGCGCGGCGACCACGGCGGCTCTTGCGCAAGGCGTGCCACTGGCTGCGGCTGCGGCGGCAACTGCGACCGGAGCGGCGGCAGTTAACCAGGCGGTCTCGATGATGGCTGTTGCCATCGCGGTTTCCAATATGGGTTCGGCAGAACTCTCGACGGACAAGCCTTTGGCCGCCACGCCCGCAGCGGCTGCTGCCGCGTCACCCGCATTGACGCTACAGGTGGCACTGGCTACTACGCCGCAGGCCACTTCGACGACCTCCGCTGGTCTAAATCAGGGCATCAGGATGGCGGCGGCGGCCAGCGTGGGTGCGAACGGCGCGGCAACGCTATCCAATGGCGTACCGCTGGCATCGACGGCTGCTGCTAGAGGCACAGCACAGGGCGCGGTTGCGGTTGCTGTGCTGATGGCCGCGACACCGCAAGCCATCGCGGAACAGGCCGCCACATTGGCGCTGAATAAGGCCATGAGCAGTGCCGCTGTTGCAACTGGCGGGGCAACAGCGGGGATCCTTCAAAGCGTGCCGCTGGGTGCGCCTGCGCGCGCGGATGCCTTGCTGGCTGGCAACCTGTTCATCCAAAAACTGTTGGCAGCCACACCGCAAGCGGCCGTGCTACTTGCCAGCGCCTTGCTGAGGTTGACCGGCGAGCCTTCAGACTTGCTGGCCCACGTGCCATTCACCGTCACCTCGGCCTCGGTGCCGTTCAACCCTACCTCGGGCTCGGTGCCGGTGGACATTCTGGAGACCGCGTGATGCCAATCCTCGCAAAATTTGAAAAACAACCTGCTGACATCCAGGACTACGACATCAGTTTCACCGACTGGTTGGCGGGCTACGCGGACACCGGTGCCAGCCAGGTTACCACCGTGGAGACCGGTATCACGCTGGCAGCGTCCATGTTGAGCGGCGGGGTGGTCAAGGTGTGGTTGTCCGGCGGGCTCAACGGCACCAGCTACAAGGTCACGACCACCTTGAGCACCACGGGCGGTCGGGTCAAGCAGGCCGAGATTGTCATCAAGGTCAAAGAGGTTTGATAAAAATGAACGACAACATCGAAATCTCTCATCCAGTCACCAAGGTCGTATCAGCTTGGACGGCGGTTGGTATCACGAGCTGGGCCGATGCCGCATCCGCCGCAACGTTTATCGCGTCGGCGCTGGCCGCGCTCTACACATTGCTGTTGCTCAGTGAGTGGTTTTGGAAGCGGCTCTGGAAGCCGGTGTTCGTGCGATATGGCTGGTTCGGATTCAAGCGCCGCGCCCCGGCATCGGAGCGCCTGCAATGACCCCCGCCCTGCGCGTTGTGGTTGCCGCCCTGAGCCTGAGCGCAGTGGGCTTTGTCGGCATCTTGATGCGCGAGGATTACCGTGCGCAGTCCTACCCAGACCCGACGTATGGCTGGCAGGTGCCGACGGTGGGGTTCGGCACAACCGATGGTGTCCGGCGCGGGGACAGCTTGAGGGTAGTGCCAGCGATCCAGCGCGCGCTGGTTGATGCTAGCCAATTCGAGGGTGCGCTCAAGCGCTGCGTCAGCGCGCCGCTGCATCAAGCCGAGTACGACCTGTACGTGGACCTGAGCTACAACATTGGCGCCTCGGGGTTCTGCGGCTCGACTGTTGTGCGCAAGCTCAATGCCGGTGATTACCGTGGGGCCTGCGAGGCAATTTTGATGTGGAACAAGTCCAACGGGCAGGTCTGCTCGGTGCCGGGCAACCGCAGTTGTTCCGGGCTTTGGACAGACCGACTCAAAACGCACGCAAAGTGCCTGGGGGCGCAATGAGCTGGCTCAACCCCTACACCTGGCTGCTCTACGGAAGTTTGATGGCCGCCTTGCTGCTGGGCGCTTGGCGCGTACATCACAACATTGACCAAGGTGGCTATGACCGGGCCGACGCTGAGTGGCAAGCAAAGGTCAATATTCAGAAGGCCGACGCGACCAAGCTGCTGGACGAGGAGCGGGCCAAGGTAGTAGCGACCGAAAAAAACCTGCGAAATTTCAAGGACAACCAGGAGATCAAAGATGCCAACAACAAAAAGGCCGTATCTGGCTACGAGCGCAGGCTTCGTGCTGC